CTCAAACTGTAAGTAGCGCGGTTTGTTTTATTAAAAATATTCTTTTCAACCATGTTAAATATTCAAGAATCATTTTTATTTTTAGTTTTAGGGGTATGTACATATATTTTTTCTCTTTTGTGGCAGACTGGAAATCTCCAAAAGATTATCGCTTTTTTGTATGTTATATGTTATAATTTATGTTTGTTTATAGTTTATGCTAATTTATACACTTATGGCATGTTAATATTTTTAGTTAGTTCGGCTTTAATGTTGTTTATTAGATTTTTTGTAAATATTTTTCATGCATGGTATAATTATAATAGAGCCTTGTTGGCTTATCAACGACCATTGTTAGATGAGGTTGTTGTGTCTTTAGGAATGTGGGGTGTCATCAACAACAATTTTCCTCGTGTTCATAGGCAAAATAGGATACAAACCAGAGGAGTTCATCGTCCTAGAGCCGGCAGAGCCGCTGGCCCATTTCCACCTGGTGATCCCCGCCATGTGCCAAACGCTTTTCAAATAGCGTTAAATTTAGGAATACCTCAATTAGATCCCAATGATCCACCTTTGGAGCCCGAACGAGCTCCAGAAGATAAACCACCAGTCCCTCATTGGTATAGAGCAAATAGGCACAAAATTAAAAATGCTTATTTACCAGCCGACAAACCTAAAAACCGGTGCACTTTCACTACTGAGGAAGTAAACAACAATGTCTTCAACTACCGAAGCACATTATTTGATCCATGTGGTAGTCCATTTTGTGGTCTCACCGCTTTAACTCTAGCAGCCAATAAGAAACCAGACGTTGAAAAATTCCTAGAGTTGTGTAAGTACACCTCACCTCAATTGATTGGTACAAATATCTTCCTTAAAGATTTCGCTCATAATTTAGGCTTTAACTTGCGAATTCAAATCCCAATCGTAGTAGATGGTCAGGAAGATGATGTCAACAATTTTGATTATGTTTGTAATCCTTATTGGAAATGGGTCATTTTAGTAGTTGTGGAACAAGACGGATCATTTTGTGAGGCTTTACCTGGTGATCCTGTAAGACAAGTTAAACATTGTTTTATGGTTATAGATAGCACTTCTCAAGTATCAAATCTTGAAGTGCCTTTAGTTGTAGAAAAGATAGCATCTTTACGAGAGTTTGTATGGGGTTTTATAATCTCAGGTTTTGTGTTAATATTTGTGAAGTTTTTGTTTTATAATATTATTTCTTTTTCGCGGTTTGAACTCGTTGGTGAATTTTATCACGATTTAATGACAGTGTGTCTCGAGATTTTAAAATTAGTTTTAGGAAGTATACCAAATTGGGTGGTTGATCTCACTATTTTTATGGTTACACTCTTTGATGAGTGCGTTTGGCTGTTTTTAGTTAGGCGGAAATTCGGGTTCAGATATTCTTATCGGTTTTTAAGAACCGTT